GCCGCCGACTGATAGCCTGTATTGGACACCTTGGCGGCATCCCAATCAACCTTACCTTTTATCCATTCAACGGCCTTTTTTACCATTTCCGGCAAGTTAATTTCGGCCTCGATCGTGATTTTTGCAGATGCGATTTTTGTATCATCACTATCTTTTGATGTTTCACCGCTCATTTTAACTACAGCAAATTTACTATCTGCCGGATTGTAATAACTAAGCACGTCTAACGGATATCCGCAGGCGTGAAATCCGCTCTCACAAGCCTTAATATTGCCTTTATGCTCATACGTTTTACCCACCTCATACTGATAACCGCGGCAAGTCCAATCTTGGTTAAATCCTTTATAAGCAATAATTTCTTTTAGTTCTTCGCTCATTTTTTATCTCTCTATTTTGGATAATAAAAAAGCCACTATTTGTTAGTGGCTTATATGGAATTCAGAACGGAATATCATCATCGAAATTGTCCGCACTTTCCGCCCGGTGTTTTGGCTTGTTGTTGGTGGACGACTTATCTTGATTATCACCGCTTTGCCGGCTATCAAGCATTTGCAGCATATCAGCAATAATCTCCGTTGTATAGCGCTCTTGCCCGTTTTGGTCTTGCCATTTACGGGTTTTTAAACGCCCTTCGACATAGACTTTAGAGCCTTTGCGTAGGTATTCGCCCGCTACTTCCGCTTGACGACGATAGAACACAATAGAGTGCCACTCTGTTTGAGTTTTGCGCTCGTTTGTGTTTTTATCCACCCAACTCTCACTTGTGGCCACACTGATTTTTGTCACCATATCGCCATTCGGCATAGTGCGGATTTCAGGGTCTTGCCCCAAGTTGCCGACAATAATTACTTTGTTTATTCCTGCCATGTTTATCACCTTTGGGTTTATTTATTATTATCTGTTTCTGTTTTATCGACTAAAGCATTTAAATCATTTGCCTTGTAATCAACATCGAACCAGTCTTCAATATTACTCATGCCATCTTTTAAAGATTGTGAAATCTTCCTTAATTGGACGATTTGAGCGGGTAGTAATGATTCAAACCGACACTGATAACGTTTTGCGATCATGTCGGCCGTTACCCCGAAATGCTCGTTAAAATAATCAGTCATTTTCTTCAGCCCCTCTTGCGAGGTGTCTGCATTTGCCTTTAATGTCACAGAGCATTGCTCAACTGCCGCTTCGATTACGTCACCGGGGATTACACCTAAAATACAGGCTCTTAATCGGCGCGCGCCGTTATTTGCTACAAGCTCATAAATGTCGCGCGGGTCAGTTAAAACAGTTTTGCCTTTTTTTGAATAACGCACATGCGGAACTTGAAACACTTTTACTTGTCGCGTATTGGTTTGAATATCCCAAGCAAAGGCTTCTACAGTGCTTTCGCCGTTTGCTTGGCTTAACTCGCGAATGCCGTATTGGATATTCCCCCATTCTTGAGCGATAGTTTCGGCAAGGCGAATAGAAGGGCCTTCTACATTTTGCCCGCCGCGCGGGTACGAATAGACCGCGCTTTGCGCCAAGGTGGGTCGAGTACAGGATTTGATAATCCGATCCATTGCATTAATCGGATCGCGTGGGAAGCGTTTGGCAATAACCATCATTGCCTGTACTTCCTGACTTTCCCGCGCCGATTGAGATTCGGTCATTGCTGTATTTTTTTCTTTTTGCGGTTCCGGCGCAAAAATATTAGCGACTGTTGTCATTTTTTATCTCCTAAGATTTAAACGCCCAACTCGGCAGGCTAAGTGTTTCGATTTTTGAACTAAAAGCGTGCCAAGCGTTTTCTTCTAGCGCCTGTTTATATGTTAAAAGATTTTCTTTAAACCGCATTTCACCTTCCACTTTCGCCAAGTCGTCAAGCGTGTAAACGCCGACGGCGTAGGGTGGTTTTTTCTCAATAGCCACAAACACAAAACCACGTGGAAGTTCGCCGAAAGCGTGCTTGTAGCCGTGGCAGTAATACGCGTCTTGGACGTGGTAACGAAAATTAGCAACAGATTTAGCAAATCCTTTCGGGCTTGCGTCGGTTGTTGTTTTAAGGTCAACAATCACATTGTTTATGTTGATAAAGTCGGGACGGCATCGACACTCAACGCCTATTTCATCTTGCCAAAAGATAGAAGTTTCAGGCTTACCGTTTGATAACAGTCTTCCTGCCGCATGGTGGGCGAGTACACTTTCTTTCATGGCATTGATTTGGTTAAATTCTTCTTCGGTCAGAATCTCTTTCCCCGATTCCTCCGCTTGCTGCTTCCATTCTTTACCGGCTTTGGTCGAAAAGTTAATTTCGGCAGGCTTTATGATGTAGAGTTCGTTAAATGTATCAGGGAGCAAAACCAAGTCATGAAATGCCGAACCAATCACCATTTCTTTTGTTTTTTCCCGATCTGCGTAGAAAAAATGGGCCGGACTTTTTTCTATTAAGTCCAGCCCGGATTTACTAATTGCCGAATGTGCGTGATAGTCGGCATTCGACATATTTTCAATTACCGTTACCATATTTGCCCTTTAGATTTCGTTTGGCCACAATTGCGATCGCGTTATTGCGGAGGTCTGCTAACTTATCCCAAGCACCCGCGCCAATCGCTAACCACTGCATATTTAAGTCACTATCACTAAGAGAGATTGCGTCATTGATTGCGTCGATTACTGATTCATCGCCGTTTTTTGCCGCCGAGTCGATTCGGGATTTTTCAGCTTCAAGTTCCGCGTTGTATCGTTCCGCAGTTTCAATTTGCGCGTGATATTCCGCTTCCAGCCGATTTTCCCACGCTGTTTGTAATCCACTCATAACAAATCCTGATGACCCCAGTTGTAAAATTTATGCAAGCACTTGCGTGTTAAATCCAAACCTTGGACGGTTTTAACGGTCTCTTTACGACGCTTTATCTCAACCTCACACAAGCTCTCATCACAGTGATTATTGCTTGTCCAAAGTCGCTTAATCTTGCCTTTGTCGTAGATATACTCAATAGCAACAAATCCAAGTCCGCGTTCGTGTGGTTGGATTTTGTAATAACGTGTTAAGTCTTTACTTGCCATTACGTTGTACCTGTAATCTTGCTGTTTCTTGCTTGAGATATAATTGCGCTTCCGCGTTCAAATTCGGCTGTGCATCTCCAAATTCCGCCATCCATTCGGCTTTTGCTTTAGATTCCCACTCGGCGGAGATTTGCTCGCTTACCGCGTGGTCGTTGTAATCCGTGTAAGTTACTGCGTTACGCTCCGGCAATGTCATTAATGCAACTGCTTGCATCATCATTACGCCTGAGATAATCGCAATAAGTGCGGTAGTAATTAGTTTCATTTTTTGCTCCTAGGTCATTTTTTTTAGCTCCTTGAGTAAAAAGCCCTCGTTTTACGGAGGGCAAATAACCTAAGGAACATTATGAAAAGTGCATAAGTTTTTAGCCCTCATGCTCGGCTAAGGCAGTAACCAAAAGTGCGGGCAGTCATCCCAAGTTAGTAAGCTCATCTTGAGCGGTGTCCACCGTGACTAAATCGGTGCGACCAGCTTAATCATCCATAATTAAGCCCGATAGGATTTATTAATTGCCGTGACCGCCGGAACCGATGCAGTTTTGACCCGGTTTAGCTTGGTCAGTCGGTAACTGATAGCAGTATGTCGCTTTGCTAACGTAGTTTGACTCATAAGGCTTGCCGTTTAGCATTTTGCCTGTGCTACAAGCGGTGATTGCTAATACAGTTAATAAAATCGCAATAGTTTTCATGGTTTTTTACTCCGTTGTTTATGTTTAAAAATTGGTTGGCTCTTGGAGGGATTTGAACCCTCTATGTTTACTTTAAAAACATACTTACTCTTTAATTAACTAATACGCTGTTACCAGCACCTCTCTAGTTCCCCATTGTTACTAGCAACCACAAGAGCCATTGAATAATTGCCTTTCTTTATGCTTGCAAGGCTCAAGCCCTCTTGTTTGCCACAACAACGAGGAATATAATATTTCCGCCATAACAACAACTTACGAGGAAATAATATGAAAAAGATAACGGCTGATAAAATAGCCTTAGTCATGGCTAGAGATATTTTGAGAACCAACTCTCAATATCAAAGAAATATTGATGCAACAACCGCAAGGGAGATTGCTGAGTTTATCAATTCATTATCTGAAACATTTCAGAAAACGTTAGATGATGGAATTGATTCATCCAACATCATCAATGCTTATAAGAATCAATCAGGTAAATAGCCCTGCATAAGGATTCTGCAACCTTATCAGGTGACATACCTGCATTTTTCGCAGCGCTTTCCAATACAGCCTGTTTAATTCTCTCCTTGTCGAATTCAGACAGGCTTTCTTGTTTTTCTTCGGCTTCAATTATTGCGATTATTACTTCCATTTTTAACCTCGTTTGTTTTATGTTTGCCATTTCAAAGCGCACTCTGTCTTGCATTTGTGTTTCTGCGCGCTTAGATTCACTCTCTGCTGAGTACGCTTTGAAATTTACCGTCTCTCCGATATGTCACGCCTAAGCCGCGTTTGCTTGTCTTTAAAATTCGCTCAATATTTCCGATTCACTGCCGGAGGCATATTTAAGCTAAACACATTGTCGGATTATGTCTTTTGTCATAATGCTGTTGCAGTGTCGGGTCTATCTGCCGTCCGAACTTTTACTAACTGCTCACCATTGGGCGATCAATGTGTTTTGGATTTAATTGTTAAAGAGCGTTGCCTTTCGGCTTGGTTGTAAAACCTTTATTCAAGCCCTTGCCACAAGGGCTTAGTAAAGATTCTTATTGTTTTGTTAATTGCTCCGCTTTTACCGGGAACCAGTAACTATCGCTGTTTAAGTAAACAAATCTTCCGCCTGAAATATCTTCTTTCTTTTCAAATCCAATGACTTCAAACGGACCGAATTTGACCCCAAAGTCGTTTTTATAAATAACTCGGTCGCCAACTTTTAAACCACACTCAATCGGTGCGACTGAGTTAAGCTGTTTTTTAAAGTTTTGAAGATTTGTCATTTTTAGGCTCCTTGTTTTTGTGTATCTCGTTTTGATGGGTGTATTAAACACGATTTGTGTTTATTTGTAAACACGCTAAACACAAATTTTTTCATATTTTTTGTGTTAAATGTGTTAAGTGCGTGTTTTTAAACACAATTAATTTTTAAAAATATTGTTCGTTTGCTTATTTTTTAATCAAAAGATAGGTAAAAAAGAAAAGTGCGGTCGTTTTTTGAGGTGTTTTGTGAATTGTGGGCAATAAAAAACCGCCAGTGAGGCGGTTTGGGTTTGGGTACATTATTTATGCAGCTTTCATTTGCTGACATTCTTCTTCGCTTTGTTGTTCTTTAAGCTCTTTCATTTTTTCTCTGGCCATCATATTTTTTTCACCGACCACAAATCTATTTAAAATTTGCTTGATAAGTGTTTGATAGCCTAGTCCGTTGATTTGAGCTATATCTTTTAAGTCTTGGATAAGCTCTTTTTGTAGTCTGATCGAAATTGCTTGTAATGCTAGTTTTTCGTCCAAATCCTGTCTTGTTCTACTTGATTTCTGAACGAATTTTTCATCACGCCCAAGCGCGCCGTTTTCCCATTGTTCAGTTAAGTTAGACATAACTCATGCTCCTAGTTTTTTATTTACTGTACTTCTCATAAATGCGCATTTCTTCCGCATTTGGAGTGTACGCAGTGCGGATGTAAAAATTTCCGTCTCTTTCGATAAAACAGATTTTTAATTTTACTCCGTAATTCGTTTCGGAAATAAACCATTCCGTAGGTGGGTCGCTAGCGTGTTCCTCTCTCGTGTCGATTAAGAAACTTCCTTCCATGTTGCAAAAGGCCTCTCTTATCGCGCCTTCAGGATCTGCAAGATTGTGCTTTGTCTGTAGTTTTAAACGAATTTGATTAGAAATTATAATATTCAAATTCTGCCCTTAGTGTGAAATGTTGTATATACAATATAGTATTAATAAAGTTATTAATCAATACTTACTCAAATCTTTACAAAAGATTTTCAAAATTTTGTTTTATTTTTCAATAATCATCAAAAAGTCAATCTTTTCATTTAGATGCTCCATGCGTTCGAGGAGTAGTTTATTTTGCTCCTCAATGCGATCCATCTGTGATGTTGCACCAAGTCGTCCGGCATGAGCGGCTTTCTCTATGCGATCTATTTGTGATTGTATAGAGTTGTCTGAGTAGTAATTGTTTGTGATGTTAGCTGCGGTGTTGGTGGCAACATTGGAGCTGTCAAAGGTTGGGTTGTCTATGTTTGATTGGCTAATAGACGCGTTAGGGTGCCATCTGTCACCAAATTTTAGATAATCCTTGTCAACATCAAGGGCAAGTGCGAAATCGTCTATATCTCGCATTGTGAGCTGTAATTCGCCGTTTTCAATGCGGATTATCTCTTGTTCCGGCACGCTTAAAATGTGCGCCATCTCAATAGTTGATTTACCTTGCCTTTCTCGCTCTTGTTTTATTCTTTGTGCCACTGCGCGCATGGTTGGTTCCTCGGATTTGGTTATTTTTAAAGTGATACAACGTCAATATGGATTGTTTTGATAAATCTGCCGACAAATTTTGCTGTTTGGCAGATCTCCTCTGTTATATCTTGTGGGTCATAATCTTTGTTATCAGAGTGCAATCTATACCCACCGCCAACGAGTTTTTGTATGCGCTTGATAAATAGCGCGTTATCTATCGCAAACGCATAAACGCCGTCTCCGTTGTAGTAGTCAATATTGGTATCCAAAAACACCCAATCGCCCTTGCGGATTGTTGGCTCCATGCTGTCTGTTGGTACGTTGACAATCTTTATGCCTGCCGCCGACTTGCGACCGATGATCTGCAATAACCCCTCATCCGACAAAAACAGACTTGATACAATTTCGGGATAGTCTGAGTTTTCAAACCCAGTCAATCCCGCCGCCGCTCTTACGTCTAAATAATCTATGCGGTGTGTATGGCTTTCGGCTTGCTCTGGTTGCGTAATTAATCCTGTCCCGTGGTTAATTTGGTTTGCGGTTGTGATATTAACACTAGATCCGCTAATCGTTTGATTACCAATGTTTGTGCTTGCGTAATTACCCGATACAAGCTCATCAAACGTCATCTCAAGCGCTTCAGCAATCGACCTTAAATCGTCTGTGCCAATATCCCTAACGCCCGCCTCATAGTTACCGATTCTTGACTGCCTCCACCCCAACCTATCCGCTAATTGTTGTTGACTCAACCGCAATTCACGGCGGCGGGATTTGATTTTTTCGATGATTTTGCTCATGTCAATCCTCCTTATCAAATTTACCGCTGATTATATAACACGCATTGTGTTTATTTAAACAATAAAAACGCTTGTAACTGTGTTTAAAATGTGTTTATAATTAACACATAAGCCGTGTTAAATGTGTTAAAAAAGGAAGGGTATGAACAAATTACAAAAATACAGAAAAAAAACAAAGCTAAGCCAAGCTGAGTTTGCGAAAGAGCTTGGCTGGGGACAATCAAGAATCGGAAATTACGAAGCCAATGTGCGCGAGCCAAATATCAGCGCAGCGCAAAAGATTGTTAGCAAATTGAATGAGCTAGGCGTTGCTTGCTCACTTGAAGAAGTATTCCCGTCCTAGTGACGGCAATAAAAAACCACGGCGGCAACCGTGGCAATTTAGGAAAAAATTAACATGGAAAATATTAATCAAAACGAGACGACAAGTCAAACACAATCAGCACAGATTTTAAAAGCACTCAAAAACGGCGAGAGATTAACGCACTTAGACGCGGAAAAGCGCTTTAACTGCTTACGTCTTGGCGCCCGTATCTATGACCTTAAAAAGCGTGGTTACAACATCATCAGCAAAATGATTACCGTGCCAAGCGGAAAGCGTGTTGCTCAGTATTGGCTGGAGGCGTGAGATGAAGCGATTTAACAGACCAGTAAGAATTGATGTGCTGTTGGCTCTTTATTATCAAAATGTTTTAGCTAAGTTGGCAAAGTTGGATGAGCAGTTTCAAAGAGGTGAATTGAAATGAGTAAATTTATCGTGAATTCGTTTCAACTCCCTAACGCTGTCATCGATGATCTGCTAGCAGACCTAACCGGCGCGGAGTTGAAATGTTACTTATATGTTTTGAGAAAAACCAAGGGATGGAACAGGGAAGAAGACGCTATTTCAGTATCTCAATTTATGAAAGTTACAGGGTTAAGCAATCGCAAAGTTATTGATGCCTGTGAAAGACTTGTTGAGCTTGGTCTTCTTGAGCAAAAAACTGGCGCGAACAAAGTTAAAGTTTTTTCCGTTAAGGATTACAAAATTAGCGGTAGTGAAGAAAGTTCACTAGTGAAGAAAGTTCATAGCGGTAGTGAAGAAAGTTCACAACAGGTAGTGAAAAAAGTTCACACACAAAATAACAATATAAATAACACTACTAAAAATAACAAAAACCCCCTACCCCCTAAAGCGAAAAAATTCGTTGCTGAAAATTTTGAATTACCCGAATGGGTAAATCTTGAAGATTGGATCGGATTTTGTGAAATGCGTAAGAGTATTAAAAAACCTCTTTCCGAAAAAGCCTGCAAAATCGCATTGGGGAAACTTGAAGATCTTAAATTACAGGGTGAAAACGTTTCTGAAGTTTTAAAACAATCAACGTTCAACAACTGGCAAGGGTTATTCCGCGTACACGATTCCAACGGCGAAAAATCATCATTGACGGATAACATTGATTTCCAAGCGGTTATTGAAGCATTCAACGATGAATTCGAAGGGCGTTATGCCGAGGTTGAGCTTAACGACACAACACGGAAAATCATCCTGAATCTTGCGCCGTTGCTTAAAAATCAAACTGTGGAAGGGTTTACCGCCTACTTCGAAACTTACAACGAAATTGCGGGCGAGTATTACGACCGATTCGGTTTTAGCTTTGTGATGAAGCCTGAAACATTACAAAAAGTACGCGAGGGGGCCCTGTGATGGAAAATTTAAAAATCGTCCCATACAACTTGAGCGCAGAACAAAGCGTACTTGGAGCCTTGATGTTTGGCAGTCTCACGAAAGACGCATTGGCAGTATTGGATTTTTTAAAGCCTGAAAGTTTTTACCGATTTGAACATCAGCTAATTTACACCGAAATTCAAGCCTTGGCAAAAACCAATCAACCAATCGACCTAATGACCGTTGAGGCTAAATTAAATACAAAAGGCGTTACTGAACAAATCGGTGGATTCGCTTACTTGGCGGAGTTATCCAACAACACTCCAAGCGTTGCAAATATCAGAGCTTATGCCGAAATCGTGCGGGAAGATGCCATCAAACGATTTACGCTTGGCAAGCTACAAGATTGTGAGGCTTTGATTTTAGGCAAAAGCGATATGAGTGCTGCCGACCGGATTGAATCAATCAGCCGCTTGATGTCGGAAATCTCCGACTACAGCCGAACCGGTAAATCTAAAGGCCTACGCGCTGGGCGTGATGTTGGTTTAGATTGGTTAGATAAATACCAATTACGCCTTGAGCAACCGGAAAGTGTGCGTGGAATCTTAACCGGCATTAAGGCGCTTGATGAAGTGATCGGCTTGAAAGGCTTGGTTAAACAGTCCCTTGTTGCGGTTGGCGCTCGTCCTAAGTGCGGTAAAACTGCATTTTACTCTTTGATGTCAGAAAACTGCATTTTGAATGAGAAAAAGCCCGTGTTGCTGTTTAGCTTGGAAATGTCCGCGGAGCAGATTTTTGAGCGTATGTTGGTTAAGCGCGCAAACATCAACGCAAATGCACTTTACGACACCGGGTTAAATGACGATGAGTTTTATCTCAAATACCACTTACACAAAGACACTGTAATGACGCGTGTAACGCAATCTGTTGGAGAGTTGGTAAATGATGACTTGTTGTATGTCGATGATACACCAAACGTCTCTATGGCGCACATACGCAGCGAATGCCGCCGAATTAAACGTGAGCGAGGGGATATTGGTTTTATTGGCATTGACTACTTAACGCTGATGAAAGCTGAAAAAGCCGAGCGTAACGACTTAGCTTACGGGCAAGTTACCAAAGAATTAAAAAATCTTGCGCGTGAAATGGATTGTGTGGTGTTGCTTTTGACACAGTTAAATCGTGGTCTTGAAAGCAGAGCAGATAAACGACCAATGCCAAGTGATAGCCGCGACACAGGGCAAATTGAGCAAGAGTGTGATTACTGGTTGGGACTTTATAAAGAATCCGTTTACAACGAAAACGCTGATCCAAGTTTAACGGAAATTATCGTGCGATTAAATCGCCATGGTGGAACCGGTAAAGCCTATTGTGATCAGAAATTTGGCGCAATGTTTGAGTGCGACCAACTAGACGCAGAAAGACGCGCACAAATCGGCAAAAAAGAAACAAAACAAGAAACAAAAAAATACGCTAAGGAATTTTAAATATGACAGAGCAACAATTTGACCGCAACACATGGCAATGCCCTAAATGCGGCGCGCCTCTTGAGGATTTATGGGACGGCGAACCGGTAAGCGCATTTGTCGGCGAATGGTCGGAGGATAGATTCCGTTGTAATGGTCATGTAATCCACCCGCTACCATTCCCGATGGCAAACGAAAATTGCTCCATGAATCGCACCAAGTCTTGCGGTTACTTTGGGTTAGAAGATTTAGGCGTGGAGTATAGCGAATGAGTTTTATTGAACACAACAATCGCAAGAAAGCCAATCAATTTGCAGAGTACATTACAGGCGAGGCACTTCGTCGTTATTTAGCCGACAAAGTAAAGCATTATTGTGGCGAGAATGTAACTGTTTTTGACGGCGCTGCTGGAAGTGGGCAGCTTGAGCAATTTATTCAACCAGGCAAGTTTATTGCAGTAGAAATTCAAGCGGAATCATGCGCGGCATTAGCTAATAATTATCCAGATGCTGAAATCCATAATACGAGTTTTTTCTTGTATCAAAGTGAGCCAAAAAGTGATTGTGTTGTAATGAACCCGCCATTCTCACTTAAATTTAAAGAACTTGCAGAAGAAGAAAAAGCGACTATTCAAGCGGATTTCCCGTGGAAAAAATCAGGTGTGCTTGATGATGTTTTTATGCTGAAAGGATTAGCCAATGCGCATCGTTTTGGGTTTTTCATTATGTTCCCAGGTATTGCCTATCGAAACACCGAAAAAACACTCCGTGAAGTTATTGGGAATCAATTAGTCGAATTGAATCTCATTCAAAACGCCTTTGAAGATACGCCTATTTCGGTGCTTTTCTTGGTGGTTGATAAAGCCAAGTCGAATAACAAGACATACCGTGAGTTGTATGATTGTGCCACGAATAAAATAATTAATGCCGATGAATGGTTAATCAATTCTGATAAATGGGACACGATTTCACCTCCGGAGCCGCCAAAAGAAAAAGCTGATCCAATGAAATTAGAGTTGATGTCGCAAGCTCAATTAAAAGAGCAGGTGAGAACTCAAATTCAGTTTAGCCGTTTGGTATTTGATTTGGAACGTTGGCCTAGAAAAGATTTTGAGAAATTTTGCGATGAGCTTTGCGATGTTATCCAACACGAGAAAAAAGAACCAGGATTGCCACCGTTGGGGATGATGTTATGAGCCTATACAAACCTTTCTTTTTACGCGATCAACGTATTAAAAATAATTGCTTGGATTTAATCAAGGAGCTTCCAACGGACGATAAAAAGCCGTTGGTTATCAAAATCCAACCAATGACACGCAACCTTGAGCAAAATGCCAAGTTTCACGCCATGTGCCAAGACGTTGCGAACCAAGCAGAATTTATGGGCCGGAAATTATCAATGGAGCAGTGGAAAGTCTTATTTATCTCCGGTCATGCAATCGCCACTAATCAAAAAGCGGACGTTGTGCCTGGGTTGGAGGGCGAATTTGTGAATATCCGTGAGAGCTCGGCAAAAATGAGTGTTAGCAGAATGGCAAGCCTAATTGAGTATGTCACAGCTTACGGTGTGGCGAACGGGGTTAAATTTAACGACAGATGGGGATTTTACGGACGATGATTTGGACTAATTATTTTGCGGTATTGGCAGCACTATCACTTACTCCTGTTTTCGTGTTGGTTTGGGCTCTGTTTTTTGCTAGTGATAAGTACGCGAGCAAGATTTTTATCTACTGCCTAACCGGTTGCGTTTTAGGTAGTGTGATGTGGATTGCTTTAGGCATTGGATTAGGTTTGACGGCATTTTTGGAGGGGTGATGAGCAAACAGGAGACTAAGCTAGATATTGCAGCAAAAAAACTTGAGCAAATGCTAGCAAAACAACGTTACGACTGGCGGAAGTGGAGACAGTCAGATAGTAAAGGTAAGAGCGTGATTAATGGGGTGAGACGGTGAGTAAGGTTAATTATCGCAAAGAGGCAAGAGGTAGAGATTGTCAGGTTAGATTGCCTGGTATTTGCAACGCCAACTCCGAAACTGTAGTGCTTGCTCATTACAGAATGATAGGGTTAAACGGCGCAGGGATTAAACCAGACGATATTTTCGGTGCATGGTGTTGCAGTGCTTGCCATGATGAGTGCGACCGCAGAACTCGCACCATGGATAACGAGTGCGTGAGATTGGCTCACGCAGAGGGCGTTATGCGCACTCAGGCGATCTTGCGCAAAGAGGGTAAATTATGAGCGATTGGTTGGAGATAGTATTGCCATACCCCCCATCAGTAAACCACTACTGGAAGCACACAAGACAGGGTAAGCACTATATTTCAAAAGCAGGGCGCGAGTTTAAACGCATTGCTACTGAGGTTT